CAATTATGAACTAAAATATTGTTAGCAAAGAACTCATGATGGTCTTCTATCATCAAATCATAAACTCTTTTTGTAATAATTAGGGTTTTTCCTTCTGAATTCTCTTGAATAAGCTCTGCCTTGGCATTTTTGTGAACAGTATTTAGCTTTTGCCATATATCTGACAGCAATTTCCCCACACTCAATACATCGAACTGTCGTAGGTTTATTGATAGAGTTTTTAGAGTGTTCTTTATGCCAAATTTGCCCTTCACTACTATTTCTCCAAAGTTTTGTAGATTCTTGCATTTTCTTATTGTTTTTAGTTGCGTTTCTTCTTGCAAGAGTAATCCTTTCTGGTTGTCTTGAGTGATGTTTGGCGTGGTTTGACGCTGAAATGATTTCAAGGTTTGAAATGTGATTATTAAGAGTATTTTCATCTTTGTGATGAATGTGATGTTTTTCTGGGATTGTGCCGAAGTTATCAATCCATATCTGCCTGTGTAAAGAGACTGGAGTTTTTTCGGTATGTCTCCAAAAGTACACCTTATGTTGCCTAAGTTTTGAATTTGGATACCTATGATATTTTTGGCTTTTATATACGAGAGTTTCTCTATTTTCTGTCTTGATGGATTCCATATATGTAGTATATCGGACTGGTTTACATATCGCAACTCTTTTTCTTGATTACCATTAACAATTATTCTGTGGTCTTTTGTCGCTGTTATCCCAAACTTACTTATGACTGGTAATATTCCTTTATCCCATGTTTTTAATACTTTCTTGTATCCACCACGAGTCATAACTCTATCTCCAATAGATATATTTTCAATAGGAACTTGACCTCTTTCTGTTAAAACTAATGTTCCTTCTGCTAAACAGTCGTCATGCTGTCCACGTGGAAATACTCTCATTTCTTGCTCTAAAGCTGAACAATCTCCTACAAAAAAGACTGATTTACTTTCCATAAGTGGAATAAGTCCACGAATACGTGTTTCTTTTTTAATTCCACCATGTTTAAGTGGCGTNATAGACATAAACTTGTTTCGCTTNCGCATCTCTTCTTCTAAGAAAGGTTTAATAGCGAGTAAAAATACTGTCTCTTCTATCCCAAGTATTGTAGGTTTGTATGTATCCTGTAAATAAAACAAGTGTTCAATCAATTCAGCTGGATTTATCTTAAGTTTGTACGCTGTGACGTAGCGTTTACCTTCACTTGAAAGCCTGTTGATTGTTATACCTGTGAAGTCAGCACTGTCTTTTTGTGATACAGCTGTGTCTATAGCAATAAAAGTATTAAGTGTAAGGTGTTTTATATCGTTTTCCGTAGCATATTGTATCCAGTCTTTCTTGAACTCTGCAACTGATTCGTCTATCGGTTGATTCATCATTTCGTACGAGAATACTAGAGAGCCTAATTGACGCTGTTTGTCTTCAATGGATACTTTGCCTGTACTTTCTGCTTCCTCGTCTGTGAGGGCGTATTTTGAAGCCCACAGAGGCACTCCGTCTGCCATTACTGGTATGTTTCTTATTCGTATATTTGTATCTGTCTTTGCACGCTCTAATAACCACGCTATGTTGCCGTATTCTGTGATGTAATTACCTAGATAGAGTATAAAGCCGTTTGTTGCCATACCTGCCATAGCCTCAGTGATATGATCTCGTACTTGTTTTGTATATGCTTGNGAGTCTTTAGTCTTATTCGTTTCTATATCGTCGCAGATTAAGCAGTCTGGTCGTTGATTTAAGTGCAAGCGTCCACGAATAGACTCTTGAGTACTGTGAGCTTCTACACGAATACCGTTTTCTGTAACAAAGTTGTTTATGCGGTTTTGCTTTATATCAGTAATACTACGTTCTTTTGAAAACATTACACCGTAGTCAGCTTGTAGCCGTTTGTTGTTTACTAATTCAAAAGCAACATCGAAAAGGATACGTTCAGCATTTTCTTTATCAAATGAATCTAAGTTGATGTACTTTCTCTTCTTGTGGCAGATCATCCATACAACAAATAGTTTTGCAAATGTAGTCTTTGCGCTTTCTCTGTATGCAATCCATCCTGCTTCTCTAATCTTGCCGTCCACTAAGTCGTGAAGGTCTTGAGAGAAATCAAAATGGTAAGGAGCTAAAGGGTATTTAAAGTATTCTTTGAAGTAGTAAATAGCAAATAAGACAAACGAGTGCTCGGNTANTATCGTTCTTTCTACCTTTGTGCCAGATAGCATTTTCTCTAATCCGGTTTTGTAGTGGTCTTTTGTCATTACTTCCCTATTAAACTTAACAATGCTTTCTTGTCTTCGTCTGAAATAGGTTCTGCAATAAGGTCTTTACCGTCTTTGCCTGTTTGTTCTATCCTAGTTGAGTATTTTGTTTTATTAAGTCGTTCTGCTATAAACATATCCACCTTAGTTCTTTTATCAATAAGGTTTACATCTATATTTCCTTCACTATCAATTATTTGTAAGTTTTGTACTTCGTCAAGGTTTCTTTCAGCTTTTCTTAATCGTTTCATGTCTCCTATGGATTCCGATAGCCAGTTAGGCATTAAAGAAGTTATGTTTTCTGCGTATTCTTTACTGTATTCTGCTTTCATTGCAGATTGGTAAGCATTACTAAAAGTATCACTTTTTGGATTTGTGTAATAACTTAAGAAGAGCTCTTGTTGTGGGTTTAATAGTGTTTCCATAGTTTTAGTTTCTGACATAGTTTATATTATATACTTGTAAGTCTGGAAAGTTCGTTATTGAAAGTATTGTACCCATTATTTGTCCGTGTGTGTTCTTGATGTGTTCCTTTCGGTATTTAGGAGTCACAGAGTCTCTCATTGAGAGTATTAGTTTTCTTTCGTACTCACATGATGCTTCATCTAATAACTCCTCGATTGATAGTAAACCTTTTACCATATCCTCTTTCCACATTGTTGTGGTTACACCTAGTCTTTGTTTTGCTCTAATTAAAGGGTTTTCTCCTATTCCTTGTGATTGGAAAATTACCGTGTTTTGCTTGCCGAATACAGTCATATCAATAAACTCCTTAATATCCTCATCGGTTACAGGTACTTTAGACCATGTTTTGAGGTAGTCTATTTCTTGCTGTTGTTTATTGGTGTATTTCATTATGAAAGTTTTATGTTAGTAGCGTTAGGGTTATCTTTTAATATCCATGAGATAACATTACACACGGCTATTGTTAGATTGTCTGATGTTTTTCCTTCTAGAGAAAGGTTTAGTTCTCTTTGTTGAGCACCTTCATCGTAGAAATCTACAGTAACAACGTTTGATACATCTAAAACACTTTTCCATTGTGCTAGGTTATCTCCTATTGCTTTTTGAATTTGGTTTAACATTTTTTAACCTTTTTCTTTTCTTTTTTGTGTGTGTATTCTCCTTTTGCCATATACCTTATTATACCATAAGTGTTTTATTTCTTTTTATTCATCCAGAATACAGGTTTCATTCTTAGTATGTATCTTCTTTTAAAAGCTAACCACCACATTTTTCTCTCAACTCTTTTTGACTCTTTTATGTCTAACTTTCTAAGAGGTAACATATAGAAACCACTACATGTGGTACACATCCAGTGTTGAGAACCTTCCCTTGCAAGGTCTCCGCAACGTCCGCAATATATAATTTCTCCTGGAATAATCCATTGAGAGGGAAACCACACCATTTCACTATATTTCTTTTCTTTGAAGAATAAGTGTTTAATTTTTAGGTAAATCATATTGTAACTGTAGTAACTAATGATTGGTAGTTCGTATTCAAATCTATAGAAAGGATTGTCTAAGTTGTTGTAGTATTTACGCCAATATTTATTACCTACCCACGATTTTGGATAGCCGAAGGACTTATTAAAGTAAGATCGCTGTTTTAGTTGAGCAACTATAAAAGACCTTATTATGCTTTTTCTCCTTCTATATCGCCATCGTATTTCTTTTGCTTTATCTATAAAATTATCAAAATATTCTTCCATATTACTTCTTATTTAAGATGAGCCACAAATTATCTATAGCTTCTTTTGATGATCTTCCTACCGCTTGCGCTACAAAACTTCCTCCTTTTGCATGCCAGTTTACTCCGTCAAAAGATAAAATATCTAAAAATTCTATAGACTCGTGTATAAAAGTGTTGCCTTCTTGTGTAAATCCTAAGTTTCTGAGTCTTAATTCCTCTAGTTCGTAGTTCATATATATATTATTTGTTTATGGTTTTTGGTTTTTCTCCAATAATAACAACAGCTTCTTTGAGAGTTAGATCGCAATATTCATCAATCCAATCTCCTAAGTAGTAAAAGTTTCGTGAACCTTTTATAATTCCAAATAGTATAGGGTCTTTTTTTCTTTCTATTTCCTCTTTTGTAAGTTCGGTGTTTTCTTTTTTAGGGTCATAGTGAAGGATCACATAGTCTGCAAACACTTTTTCTTTATCTACTTTTTCTTTAATACTCACTAATCTGCTTGGAATTATTCTAATAAAGTTTTTAATAAAGGTTATTTCTATGTTTTTGGTTGATTCTTTAAGGAGTTTATCCACTTGTGATTGAGTAAGGTACTCTTCTATGCCACAAACAACCGCAAGTGCTTCAGATTTTACTACCTCGATGTCATCTTTTAATCTTTCTACTAAAGCTGTTTGACCTAGTTTCTCTGCTTGTTCTATTTGTGAAATATACTTTTCTACAATTCCGTCTATAATTTCTATTTGTTTTTTAGTCTTTTTGATTTTCCCAAAAAACTCTTCTACAGACAGTTCTTTATACTTTTTCCACCAAGTTATACCAAAAAACTTCTTTTTTTCTACTTGTGTAATAGTGGAATTGCCCCAAGACACTCCTGATCCAGAAGTTGTTATACTCCCCCAGTTATTACTGATAGTAAAATTACTACTTTCTTTTCTACTTTCTACTTCTTCAAATAATTTATTTGTGTTCATATAATTTCTTATTTATATTATATCACTGCCCTGAATGATTGTTTTGAGTTATCCACATTTATTAACAATAGAAAAACC